GTTCATTTATTTTTCGCAATGTACCGGAGGGCAGCTATGACCTCGAAGTCCGCTTTGTCGGGTACTCAACGAGCAGCCTTTCTCATATCGAAGTAACGCGTTTATATTTGCACTTAAATTTAAAATTCGAAAATCATCGCCAGGCTTCGCGCAATTACGTCGCGATCCATATCGCAAGGATTTTCAAAGTCCTTTAAATAGATTTCAAAATGTCCAATTTAAATCGAGGGTTGTCAAGCCTAAATTTAAAAACTATACTACGTCATTTTGAAAAGTCCGTTGTGAATAGCCATAGTCGTTCCCTAACGTGGTGACATTAGTTTACTACTCTACTCTTGATACAGCCCTACCCAAGATACGTGTTCCTTCCTTTTGATTTAAAAAAGGCAAGAAAAATTCTCGTGGCACTCCAGTATTTGCTTCTACTTGTGATATCCTTTTATCCAACTCTTTCTCACATTCATATCGACAATTACACTGATAATCCTTTGTTATTATTCCTTTCGTATCTAATAAAGCTTTCTTTAAAAATTGTTCATTCCAATATTGAATTTCCTCATTTTCTCTTTTAACTCTTTTTAATCTTCCCCCTTGTACTCCATATCGTTCCAACACCTTCGGAGCTGTTCCGGTAATTATTCCAATATTTGTTCCCATTATTGAATCTTCTGGCAAGCCATTTCCTCCATAAAATATGGAATCTAATTCAAACCAAGTTCGAAAGGTTGATTTTGTCAAGAACTGCAAGAGTCCCCTATACATTTCATAAACGCAAGGTCCATGTCCAAAGGAGTTATTCAATGATTGCTCAACATTTTCCAAAGTGGCATCCAAGAAAGGTCCATCCTTCCTATTCATCCATAGGGCTGTATCAAAAATTGACGAAATATCAGTTGGTGCTAGATAAAGGTATCTATAAGGATGTAATTTATATGAGCAAGACAAAAAATCAAACCGATTAATGTCTTGATATTTGGCTATCATATTTCGATTTTTATTTTCATCTGTAACAACAATATTCATCTTTGAAAATTCATTTGCTATTGTTTGACCATTGTATTTTTTAAGAAAATGTTTTGGTACTGAAATTACTACATCATCTCCCATTACAACGATACCACAGTTTTTAAAAAAGAGGTGTCCGGAAAGGCCCGTGATTCTAAT